CACGGCAGAAGAGATGGAAGAAGCTTTCAACGATCTTTAAGTTTTTATCTAACTAGGGAGAACTAGTATGATCTTAGTAGACTATACGTATCCAGACGGTACGTTATTTACAGGCAGGGAGTTTGAAAGCTTGGAGTTAGCAAAGGCATTCATCCATGAAGTAGAACAATGTGGTGGTGCTGCTGTCTTCGATGAAGTCTGTGATTCAGTAGAGCTTAGCCAAAAAGACCTAGACTTAAACGACCTTCAAGGTGAACTCAGTAGTGGGGAGATGCTATGAAATCAGTATTAGTATATGGGCCACAGAAGTGTGGTAAGACTACGAACAAGGCTAAGATTGCCTCTCTGTATGGGCTCACATCCATTGTGGATGAGGCTGAAGCAGGCATGACCTTGTCGTCCAAGGATACGCTGTATCTTACCAATGATGAAGCTTGGGCGTGGCGTATGTCAAGACAGCCGAGTCTGGTGGATGTTGTATACTACGTGGAAGCTATGGAGTTTCTGAAGAGGAGGAAGCCATGATCTCCGATAATACTGGCCGGTTCCCTAAGAGGAAGTGGACTCCTCCAGTAGACAGTACTGCGATCCATCAAGCTCAGAAAGAGAACTTCGCTATCTTTCAGCTGAAAGGATTACGCAGCGTAGTGAACTCTCCTATTGTCCGCGCTATGGTAGCCTCTACCATCCGTCTTAAGTTGTCGGTAATAATAGAGGAAGCTATGACAGACGTGTTAAATAAGCAGGAGATCCGTATGCGCAAGGCAGGTACTACGCGCAGAAGTAAACTCCCTGTATCCTATTAGAGGACTTTAGATGACAATTACACTCACTGTAATCCTCCATGAGGATAAGATAGATGGTATCGTCAAAGTAGTCATGCCTTGTGGCTGCTGTGGCGTAGATAGTAATGACTTAATGTTTGCACTGGAGACTGCTGTTCGTATGATCGAAGCAGACAAGGCACAGAAGGCAGCAGATGATGCAATCAATAAGGCTGCTACTCACCCAGCCCCAAACACTAGGCAATAGGAGTTATCATGACTGAGCAACCTCTGCTCTACATCCCCAAGACCAGTAACTTCACGACGAATGCTACTGGACGACTCTCTTACTCTACCATGAATACTCTGGAGACTTGCGAGAGGATGTATCAGCTTGAACACGTGCTAGCTAATGGCGCTGCGCGGGAAGAGTCTGAGCACTTCAGCTTTGGTCATGGCTTTGGTGAAGGAGTAGCCCACTACCTAGTGAACCAGGATAAGGATGCTGCGTTACTAACTGCGTGGCTGGCGTACTGGCCTCAGATAGAAACAGAGAAGAAGAATCAGGCCAAGTGTCTGAACGCTCTGAACGTAGCCTTCCCTCACTTAGACAACATCCTGCAAGATTATGAGGTAGTAGAGTTCGAAGGCAAGGCTGCTGTTGAGCTTAACTTCCGTCTGAACATAGACAAGACCTACTATTTTGCTGGGCACATAGACGTAGTGCTTAAGAATAAGTGGAGTGGTATCTACTTCATCTTCGAAGTCAAGACTACAGGTCTGAACCTTCATGATATCGATCCGCTCTACAAGAACTCAGGACAAGCATTAGGCTATAGCATCGCAATGGATAGGATCGTGGGTGAGAAGTTATCCTCGTACGGTATTATCTACTTCGTAGCTCAGCTAGGTAAGGACTACACCCCGCAGATTAAGGTGCTGCCCTACAACAAGACGCTGTTGGATAGGCTCAACTGGTTCATGACCCTGGGCCTTGATGTGGAGAAGCTTCACAGGATGGCTGAACTAGACGCCTATCCCAAGAGAGGTAACTCCTGCCTTAACTATATGCGGCCATGTAGACACTTCGGTATCTGCGGATTGCATGCACTGGATAGGGTAGCCTCTTTCGTCCCTGATAAAGAAGTCTATCAGTTCGAATATAATATGGATGAGCTAGTCAAGGAGCACATAGAAAGGATAGCTACTCCAGAGTATCAATCGAAGGCAGCCATACAAGACGTAGAAGAACTAGTGGCTGCTACCAATAACAACAATACCTACTGTTCGGTGGATGATCCCTTCGGTCTGGTAGAAGATTTAATAGAGGAGTTCTGATGGACCTTAAACAAATAGCCAAAGCTACTGCCAGCATTAGCCCTAACCATAGCATCCTTATTTATGGCCCACCTAAGACTGGTAAGACTCGGCTGGTGGGTACAGCAGCTAAGATCAAGACGATCAATAGAATCTTCTGGTTCGATCTGGAGAACGGGGTAGAGACTCTGCTGAACATGGGACTTACTGATGAGGAAATGGCTAAGGTTATCGTCTTTAAGATACCAGATACCAAGAACAATCCAGTAGCGATTGAGACAATGCTGAAAGTCTTTAGTGCCAAAACCCCGGTCGAAATCTGCGACGAGCATGGTATAGTATCCTGTGCCAATTGCAAGGGCAAGCCTAGTACTCCGTTCAGCTTAGGGACTTGTACTCACAATGACCTAGTAGTTATTGACTCAGGCTCCCAGTTAGGTGATAGCGCACTTGCTGCTACCTGCAAAGGGCAAGACTCTATGTTCAAGCCAGGATGGGATGAATATGGCCTTCAGGGTAAGTGGCTTGGTGATATCCTCTCTGTGATTCAGCAGGCTAAGATGACGAACTTCGTAGTAATCACCCATGAGCTTGCTGTCGCTGATGGAGAGAAGTCTGAAAAGTTGGTACCTCTCATGGGTTCGAAAGCCTTCTGCATGAAGGTAGCTAAGTACTTCGGCACTGTGGCCTATATTCATAAGAAGCTGAATAAACACACAGCAGGTTCCTCTAGCACGTATCGTGGGGACTTAGCTACAGGCAGTCGGGTAGGAGCTAAGCTGGAAGCTAGTCCTGACTCTGACATGCACAGGATTCTGGTAGACGGTGGTATCCTTAAGGAGTAAAACTATGCCTCATCTTGACCAGTATCGCTTTTATAGAAGTGATTACTACACAGCGGCCCAGACTATCAATAGCGCATTTCCTGAGCTTCTGAAAGACCCAGTAATCGCTTCTGCTATCCTCATGTTTAAACAGCATGAGCTTATTATCGCAGCTAGGATGACTGAGCTTGCAGAAGAAGCGGATAAAGAATAAGTTGTTAACGGTAGTCTAATCAAAGGGAGTAACACTATGAAGTTTCGTCAATTTATGGCCATGCCAGTAGTACGGCAAGCCTTTCAGATCACACCACGTCATCGTGTAAGCCAGTCTGCTTACGATGCCTGCCTCTATCAGATCAGCGATCTGGACAACCTGGACGATGGAGTAGGTACTTTCATCTCCTACGAGATACCGGCTGTAGGTGACTGGGTGGTAAAGGGTATCGACACCTCACCGTATCACTGCACAGACGAAACCTTCCGTAAGAACTATCTCGTTCCATAGAATGCCAAGCCAATAGACTGGAAGCTAAGATGCCCATTACTCTGGGATCGGTGCACTGAAGAAGGTTGAGGCGGAAGTATCCCAGATCAATGCGCAGAGTACTGGGTTATCAAAGAGTCTAAGAGACCAATTGGTCGTATGTCTCAAGTACGGATCGTACCGTAGAGCGGTTCCCATTCCGATTCGGCTGTAGCTTCTGCTAGTAGAGAAGAGTCTATCGCCCATGAACGTTTCGGTTCTGCTAAAAACTCTACCGTGAATTCAAACAGTTCACTAGCTCTGCTCAAAAGCTAGTATTCAAGTCAGTCACTGTCAGTTAATCCTAACGTCAGTTATCTTTCATTTCAATTAAAGGAAATACCATGAACGCAGTTACCAAGCCAGTTGCTACTATCCTCGACCTCGACGCTATGCTGGATGAGAGCTTGGATGCAGTGCCTGATATGCCGGATTATATCAATCCGCCGGACGGTCTGTATCGCTTCAAGACCATGTCCTGCAAGACGGAGAAGTATACGACCAAGCCTAAAGACGGTAAGCCTGCCACTAGCGGTACTCGCATCCGCCTGACTACTTCGGTCTTGGATACGAAGGAACTCAAACAGGGTGAGACTCCAGTGCCTAACGGTACTCTCTTCAGTGAGACGTTCCAGGGTACGGAAGAAGGACTGGGCTACTTCAAGGCTCGCGCTATCAAGATGCTCAACGTAGAGGATGTCAAGGGCGTATCTCTGCGGGACATCATGGACGGTCTGGTGGATACCGAGTACGATGCGAAAGCACAGACTAAGATCACGACGACCAGCGCGGGCACGTTCGAGAATCTCAACATCCGCATCATCCCACCTGTCGCCAAATAAGTTGACAGCCTGCAAGCCACTAAGCACCTGTCGCCGAGTACTAGATACGTCGTCGCAGTGAGGGCTGTAACTGCCAAGATGCAGAAAGATGGTGCTCCAATGTATTAAGATAACACATCATACTTGAGGCTTATTAGATAAATAGAAAGGGCCACCGCGTGGTGAGCGCCCTAACTGGTAACACGGAGACTACTATGACTTGGCATTCCTAAACGCCTATCGGCATCTAGCTATACCGTAAGCTAGAGTGTAGTATTTAAGCGGCCTATCGCATACTTTGATAAACCCTGGGAGGGAATTCATGGTAGGTCGCTTATGTGCAAACACTATGTGCTTTGCTAACAGGATAGATAATAACTAACAGGGATTATAATGCGAATACTCGTGAACTACACCGCAAGCGAGAAGGGGCATCTGCCAGTATTAGCATACTTTCTGAAGAAGCATGGGCATGATGCCTGTTCTACTTCAGTGGGTATGCAGATAGGAGAACTCCTAGACAAAGCTAAGCTAGCATCCTGTGATGCCATCCTCCTCTGCAACGAAGAGACTCTACGAAACTGTGTCCCTGGTGAGAAGCCTACACTGGATAAGTATCGTGGTTCCCGTCTCAACTTCACAATCCCTACTATCGTATGCAATTTCCTTGAGCATGTGAACACAGTACCTCATGGTGAGTGGTTACTAGAACAAGACATCGGCAAGCTAGCTCACATACGGAAGCCTGTTCAAGTGTTTAGCCAGACTATTCTGGATGACGTAGGGAAGTTCCCTGCGGCGTTAGCTATTCTGAAGCAGGCTCTGCTCTATACCTATGACGTAGAAACTATCACACTGAATGGGGATGACGATGAGGGTATACCTGGCGACACTATTATTAGCTGTGCTAGCTGGACTAGCATTATGCCTGATCTGTCTCTTGTTACTCTTACTCTCCCCCTTGTTGATTTCGGGGTAGATCATTGGGAATCAGACATGGATTACGGTGCAGCACTCTGCTTCCTGCAAGCTGCTAATAAGACTCCCCAAGCAAAGGGTATGCATAATGGACAGTACGATGCACTCCACTCTATACGTTATCACGCAGAGCCAATCAACTTTTGTCTTGACACAATGGGATTCGCCCACTCAGAGTATGCAGAGCTCCCGAAGAGCCTTGACTTCGTTGCATCCTATCAGCTCTACGACTATGTCTACTGGAAGGATGATGCTAGCCAAGCAAGCAAGAGCAAAGACATCCGTAAATATTG